TTGATTTCCCCTCCGGTTACCAGAATAGTCACAGCACGGATACACTGCATAGAAATATCATGGGAGTCGCAGTTTTTATTGACTTTACTGATGATGATTTGCATGGATTAACACTTGGCGTAAAAAATGTTTTCAATAACATGACTCCCGAAGGAACTCCGAGTCTCCATCGTCCACATGATGTGTCTCCATTCAAGTTCCCAACCGAAACCGGCGGAGTTTCTGAGTTTACTGGTGAGTCACTTGAAAATGTTGGAAACCCAAGGGCAAACCTTTGTCCGAGAAGACCAGAGGAATCTGAGTTGCATTCAAGAATTTTGTTCTGCCATCCTCATTCATTGTTCGGTGAGTTAGACCCCGTAGGAGGTAGTCAGGCAAAGTCAAGTTATGGTGGTTTCTTAGGGAGTGCTAGTGATTTAGGAGTAGACATTAAGTCCCAGACATTTAGATTCTCTGGAACTTGTCTCAGAAGACTACAAATTTTGCCCTTTATGACTAAACGTAAGGGTGACACATTCACCACATCTGATCTTGATTTTACTGGTGGTGCAGAATTTGATCCTTATTTTCCAAAAGATTTTGCTCTCAATCAGACATTTAACAATGGAACTGCAACTTCTGGCTTCGCATCAACAAACTATGTTGTTAGGGGTCAAGGATATCTTAAATGCACATTTACACAAGTGGAGGTTGACTAATGGCTGTCAGTTATTCTGGGGATAAAGGTGGTGTCAGAAAATCACTTTATGTGATCGGACCAAACGGTGACTTCAAGGGTGTCCTGCCAACGTCTGCCTCAAAGACTCAATACTTTAATGCCGGTGGTATTTCTTTTGCGGATGGGGCGAGCCTTGATCCATTCAAGTCCGCTACTATCTTTAGTAATTTTACAAGATCAAAAACAATTTCTGTAAAAAACCTTTCTAAGTTTGATTCTCAATTCGCTCAAAAATCAACAAAAGGTCCATTCACAAGTGCTTCTGTTACTGGTGATAATAAGTCCAGAACTCCTATTCCAGATCCAAGAGCGACTCATAGAATTATTGTTCAAAGTAAAACCACCACACCTTTTGCAACAAGTTTTGATGGCATTTCACATATGGATGAAATTATTTTTACCAGAAGAGGAAGTGGACTAACTCTTCAAGCATTTTTCATGGGCTTCGCAAATGGTATAACAATTGGAAACACTCTTGATTTCCTCATCGGTTATGTTGGAACTACGGGTAGCGGGGCAATTCAATCATTCAAGGGAATGACTGGTGGTTTGGGTCTTTCACTTGAAGCAAAAAATGTTAAAACTGGTGGAACTTCCGGTGTCAATAATATCAATGAAATTCTTAACTTAGGTGACGTTAGTGAGGATGTGCTTCAACAGGCGACAAATTCACTTTTTGGTGCTGCAACATTTGGAGTTGCGTTCGGACCTAATTCAAGTAATTTAAGAACCGCTGTCGTTGCGAGAGATGATAGGTTCAATTCAGGACGAGTTAGAACAATTCTGCAAAATTTAGTTTTTAGAAGTCAAACACTAGAGAAGAATCATGCGTGTTTTACGAACGACTCCAAATTTGTTAAACAAATTTTTGTCCGCGATTTGATGGATAATGCTAAACTGCCTGTTTCATCAACTTATAGGGGTGGTATTACAATTGATGGCGTTTCTGGGGGAACGAATGGAACCTCTGAACTTGATCATTTAATTGCCTCTTATGATGACAAAATTAGAGAAGATCAACGCACTATTTTTGGAACACTTAAAACGGTGGGTGCGGCGACAACTATTCGTGAACTTATGAATGTTTCGTTCTAATGTCTAAAAAGCCATCTGACGATAGCAGGAAGCCTAAAGGGACACAGCATCCGGTTAGGAAGCCTCGCTCTAATACATATAAAAGGACAAGGAGCGAAGTAGATGGCGACACCCACATCAAGAGAAGAACTAAAGCAGTATGCTCTAAGAAAACTCGGCGCACCCGTAATCGAGATTAACGTCGATGACGCACAACTTGAGGACAGCATTGATGATGCTCTGCAAATCTTCAACGAGTATCACTTTGACGGCGTAGAGCGTGCGTTGTTTAAGCACGAAATTACTCAAGCAGAAATCGATCAGGGATTTATTGACACCGATTCTATTGGTTTTACTGGTGGTAATGATTATCCACAGCCAGAAAATGGCTCAAAGATTATCTCTGTAACAAAAATTTATCAGTTTGATGAAGGTGGCTCTGGCACAAACATGTTTAGTGTTCGCTATCAAACCGCTCTTCAAGATGTCTACGGACTTCGTAGCATGGGAGACATGGCAAACTATGCGATCACTCAGTCATACATTTCGATGTTGAGTGATATTCTTAGCCCTGAAAAACAACTGAGATTCACTCGCGTCACCAATCGACTTTACATTGACATGAACTGGTCAGAGACAGTCGAGGCTGGTGACTTTGTTTTGATTGATACCTATGTCTCTCTCGACCCTGACAAATATACAGAAATTTACAATGACATTCTTTTGAAAAAATATGTCGTGGCATCATTCCGCAAACAATGGGGAATGAATCTTATCAAATACCAAGGCATCAACCTTCCCGGTGGCGTTCAGTTTGACGGGCAGGCATTGGTGAGCCAAGGCAACGAAGAGATGGAAAAGATTGAGGACACTCTTCAAGACAAGTATGAACTTCCTCCTGACATTATGGTGGGCTGATGGCAACGAATCAATACTTCAATAAATTCTCAAACTCTGCTGAACAGCGGCTTGTGCAAGACCTCGTTGATGAGGCTATCAAAATCAACGGGGTTGATATGGTATACATTCCGCGTTCTATTATGAATGAGGATGAGATTTTTGGAGAAGATCGTTTGCCAAAGTTTGAGAGCGGTCGCCAACTTGAAATGTATGTGGAAAGTTATGATGGCTACGAGGGTGGCGGCGAGCAGTTTTCAAGCATCGGTCTGCAAATCGATGACCGCATGACGGTCGTTGTCTCTCGTCGTAGATTCCTTGAGGTTTTTGCAGACAAAAATTATTCATACCCCAGAGAAGGTGACCTGATTTACTTTCCTCTCAACAAAGATGTTTTTGAAATAAACTTTGTTGATCGTGAATACAACTTCTTCAATTTTGGTAAGTCGATGGGCTACAAGATTGAGTGTAGCCTGTTCAAGTATACCGGAGAAGATTTCGACACTGGATTCGATGCCGTCGATGGAGTCACCTCGGCAGCAACATCACAACTTTATGCTGCCGTTCTCGGAACCGGATCTGGCACGTTCACTGAGGGCGAAGTATCTCATCTTATCAATACTTCTGGCGTGACGGGTGCTTCTTTGAATGTTATCCACTGGAACTCCAGTGCCAAGATCGCAACACTTCAACTTGTTTCTGGCTCTGTCAGCAACCCAAGAAACCTGTTTGGAACTTCTTCTGGTGCAACCTTCCCGATTACTTCTCTTGGACTTACCAATGAATTCTTTGCCAAAGATCCGCTGCAAAACAATACGGACTTTGGTTTTGGTTCCGCGTCGTTCTTGGACTTCACGGACACCGATCCGTTCTCGGAGGGTGATCTCTAATGTTTGGCTCAACCTTTTACCATGAATCAATTCGTAAAGTCGTCGTGGCATTTGGTTCACTATTCGATGAGATTTCTGTGCAACGCAGAGACTCTTCGGGAAACGTGACTAAAAAAATTCTTGTGCCAATCATGTATGCTCCACAAGAAAAGTTTGTTCAAATGTTGAACCAGTATCCTTCACTTCGTGATGGAGAAACACATCTCGCTCAAGTTTTGCCTCGCATGGGATTTTCAATCACCAGTATCAACTACGATGGCACACGAAAAAGAAACACGGTGCAAAAAAGATATAAAACATCTACGACCACTGGTGTTCACGAAACTCAATATGCAGAGGTTCCTTACAATATTGGTTTCCAACTTACCATTGCCGCGAGAACGATGGACGATGGCTTGCAGATTGTTGAGCAAATCTTACCTTTTTTCACGCCGGAGTTTACTCTTTCCTTAAATTATTCTGACTTCAATACAAAAGTCGATCTACCGATTGTGTTGCAGAGTGTCAATCCCGAAATCGAGTATGAGGGCGACCTGACAACACAAAGAAATATTATTTTTACTTTGGACTTCAACGCACAAAGTTATGTTTTTGCTCCGACGAAGACTTCCAAATATATCAAAAGCACAGATGTTTCTATTATCAACTCTCACTTTTTGGATGGAAACATCGTCGGACCCACCGCAGCGGCAGCAAGAATCTTCACGGCGGTTACTGGTGCTTCCGGTATCAATACTTTGCCGCCTGATGCCGGAATCACACAATCGATCTTTGAATATGATGCTGGATTGAGCGTGACAGGAGGCACATATGCTTGAGAATAATGAAAATCCTTTAGAAAACGCTTTGAATATAGAGCCTACAGAGGAGCGGAAAACGACACCTAAAGTGGTGGATGCCGACATTGTTCGCCGTGAGCCTGTCAAGGTTGACCTTTCCAAGTTTCCCGACAGAAAAAAGATGGATCAGCGAAAAGACTACGGAGAGGTCCGTGAAAATCTAAAAGATGTAATTGATAATAGTAAAGTTGCCATCGAAGGAATTTTGAAAGTTGCAGCCGAGAGTGACAGCCCAAGAGCCTACGAGGTTGTGTCGCAACTTCTCAAAACGGCGACAGAAGCCAACAAAGAATTACTCGATGTTCATAAACAAATGAAAGATATTGAAAAAGACGAAACAAAGAAACAAGTCACGAACAATGCCTTCTTTGTTGGGTCCACAAAAGAACTACAGGATATGATTAACAAACAACTTCCTGCGAAGAAAGTGAAGAAGATTAGGAATGACCGAGAAGCATGATGCCGAGTCCTATCTTGGCAATATCAATCTGAAAGCCGCTGGCGTACAGACTGAATTTACAAAAGAACAAATCGAAGAATATGCAAAGTGCGTGGCAGACCCCATGTATTTTATTGAAAACTTTGTCAAGATCGTTTCTCTTGACGAGGGGCTTGTGCAGTTTCAGCCATACGATTATCAAAAAAATATGATCGACAAGATGCACAACGACCGCTTCGTGATTGCGAAACTGCCCCGCCAGTCCGGCAAATCAACAATTGTTATTTCGTATTTGCTTCACTATGTTTTGTTCAATTCTCAAAAGAATGTTGCAATTCTAGCCAACAAACTTGCGACTGCCCGCGAGTTGTTGAGCCGTCTGAAGTTAGCCTACGAGCATCTGCCAAAATGGCTTCAGCAGGGTGTCGTGGAA